CCGAGATTGTCGCCAAGGCGAGCTACGCCAAGGTCTTCACGGTCAACGCGGGCACCGACGTTGCAACCGTTGCCGGTGGGCACGGGTTCACGAACGGCGACGGTCCCTTCCAGGTCACGGCGGCCACCACCATCCCGGCGGGTCTGACCGCTGCGACGAACTACTGGGCGATCGTTACCGGCGTCAATACGTTCAAGTTCGCCACCACCCGTGCGCTTGCACTGGCGGGGACGGCTGTGGACGTTACCGACACCGGCACGGGCGCGCTGACGATCACCAGCACCGCCAGCGTTGCTACGGCGGACGACAGCTTCACCGTTAACGCGGTGCCGGCTGGTGTCCAGGCAGGAACGATCCTGCTCGCCAAGGGCTACAACGCATCCGCCAACAACGGTCGCAAGACGGTGGCGTCGGTCACGGCCTCGAAGGTTGTGGTCAACCAGAACCTGACGGACGAAGCCAACCCTCCGGTCGGCGCAACCCTCAAGGTCGTGGGTCACACGTTTGCAGTCGGCGACCTTGCGCTGGACATCCTGGAAAGCGCGCCGGGCACCACGTCGGGCTTCACCCTGACGGCAACGGCGGGTTCGTTCCTTGCCTACGCGCTGGTCCCGGGTGCCTGGCTCTACATCGGCGGCGATGCGGACGACACCTACTTCGAGGATGGCGACGGCCTCCGGATGGGCGGTTACGCGCGCATCGCGGTGGACGGTGTGTCCGCTGACGGCAAGGTGATCACGTTCGACAAGTCCACGTTCATTCCGGAAGACGACGCCGGCACCGGCAAGACCGTTGCGGTCTACTTCCCGGACGTCATCAAGAACGAGGACGACCCGGACCTGATCGTTCGTTACAGCTCGGTGATCGAGCGCACGCTGGGCAAGGACGCGGATGGCACTCAGTCGGAATACCTGACCGGGTCCGTTGCGTCCGAGCTGACCTGGAACAGCCCGCTGGCCAACCTCGTCAACATCGACCTCGCGTATATCTGCCAGAAGGCGGGTTTGCGCAAGGGCATCGATGGTCCGCTGAGCGCGCGTGCCAACAACACCCGCATCAAGGCGCTGGGCGAGGATGCGTTCAACACGTCGTCCAACGTCTACCGTCTGCGGATGGCGATGATCGATCCCACCACGATGAACCCGTCGCCGTTCTTCGCTCGGGTGACCGAGTGGACCGGCACCATCAACAATAACGTCACCAGCGCCAAGGCGCAGGGCGTGCTCGGAGGGTTCGACACCACCGTCGGTAACTTCGATAACGACCTGGAGCTGACCGCCTACTTCTCCACCGTGGACGTCATCCACGCGGTGAAGTGCAATTGGGACGTTACGTTCGATGCGATCTACGCCAAGCAGAACGCTGGCATCTTCTACGATGTGCCGCTGGTCTCGCTGGGCGGCGGACGGCTGGACATCGAGCAGGATGCGGCCATCATGGTGCCGCTCCAGGCTGCGGCTGCGGAGTCCCCGTTCGGACACACGGCGCTCATCGGTTGGTTCGATTACCTACCGAACGCGGCGATGCCCGATCTGGATTGCTAAGCCCCGCCAACGGTGCTAGGGTCGGGGGCAGGGGTTCAATCGGACTCCTGCCCCTTTTCGTAAGAGGAAGATACAATGAGCCTTCGTAAGACTTTCAAGACCGACCGCAACGCAGAGATCGAGGGCGTTGAGATCGAAGTGGGCATCAATGACCACAACCAGCTCCCGATCACGATCCGCATTGCGCGGATGAGCGCTTCGAACAAGCGCTACACGAAGGAACTCAACCGCGTCACCAAGCCGCACCAGTCGGCGATCCAGAACGACGCGATGGACAACGAACTGGCGCGCAAGATGCTCCAGGAAGTGTTCGCCGACACCATCCTCCTGGGCTGGGGCAACCTGCCGAAGTCGGAGCTGACCGGCAACGACGAGGACAAGGAAGAGCTCGAGTTCACGCGCGAGAACGTCCTGGCCCTCTTCAAGGAGCTGCCGGATATGTATGACGACTGGGAAGCGCGCGCCAACAAGGCGGCCGCGTTCCGCGAGAAGGAGAAGGAGGTCGCTGCAAAAAACTGACGGCCGTTCTGATCTACACGCACGAGTTCCCTCCCGAGACCGAAAAGAAGTTTCGGGAGGAATCTCGGCGGTTCAAGGAACCGCTACCAGATCGTATCCAGAACAAGCCTAATCTGTTCTTTGGGTTGGCACTGTTCTACAACGCCTGGTTTGACCTAGATTCGGAACGGGACCGGCCCAAGCGCATCACGCGGGGCATGTGTTTCTCCTACGCGGTCGACTACGACCTGGACGAGGAGCAGTCAGAGGACCTCTGGTATCACATCAGTCGGATGGATATCGAGTTCTTGGAGTGGTGGAAGAAGAAGCAACCTAAGGCTAGACAGCCAAAAGGAGCAAAGGGTGGCAAGGGATCTTAGGGACCTAGCGAAGTCAATGCGCGCTCGCGCAGCGGGTCTGGATACCCTTGCCTCCGATATCGCTAAGGCTGGTGCCGAAGCGATGCTGGTGGAGATGGTGGACGTCACCCCCGTGGATGAGTCCACCGCTCTATCCAACTGGCAGATCAACCTCGGCAACAAAGCGGCTGACGAACTGCCCGCCCACCTACTTGGCTCGCATGGTAGCACGCGCGGAGCGAGTGCTAATCAAACGCTTGCGGAAGGGCGAGCAGAGCTGCAATACAAAAAGCCGGGCCAGCCCATCTTCCTATCAAACCTTGTTCCCTATATCGGGGACCTGGACGATGGGTCAAGTAGGCAGTTCCCAGGCGGGTTCGTTCCGCGGGCGTTGATCATCTTCCGACTAGCTGTTCAAGAAGCTAAGCGGAAGCTGCTAAGGTAGATCGGATGGCAGAAGAACGGATTGACATTGAGGTCACCGACAAGGTAGACGCCAATGCCGCCAAGAAGATTAACCAGATTGCAGACGCTGCGGAGCGCGGCGCCAACTACGTTGACAAGCTGAAGGCAGCGCTCGCTAACGTCAACACGAGCGGCACCGACCGCCTTGTGTCCGCGATGGCCCGCGCCGATAGTGCTGCGGCCCGCTTGCTGAACGCGCAAGTGCGTCTCACGCAGTCGCAGGACCAAGGCGCTATCGCAGCAGCGAAGCTCGCGACCCAAGAGCAGAAGCTGGCCACGGAAACGGCCCGCACAAGCGCGGCGCAAGCAAGGGCGGCAGCAGCTACCGCACAAGCGGAAGCTGCCACAGCGCGCCTTGCAGCGGCCCAGCAGCGCACTATCAACACGACTCAGCAAGCTGGGACGGGGTTTGCTGCGCTGGACCGCTACATCGGTGCAACGGGTAGCACTGCCAATCGAACCCGCGCGAACATGGCGAACCTCGCTGCGCAGTTCCAGGACATTGGCGTGTCCCTTGCGGGCGGGCAGAACCCCTTCCTCGTCTTCATCCAGCAGGGTTCGCAGATCAGCTACATTGCATCGCAGATGGAGGGTGGCTGGAAAGGTCTGGCATCGGCCGCAACCGGCTGGGTTGTGGTCAGCAAGACCGTCGCCACGGCCGCAACCGAGGAAGCCGCTGCGAACCTTGCGGCCGCTACCGCTGCTCAGACCCAAGCCGCAGCCGAAGCGCAGAAGGCGGTCATCCAGGCGAACGTCGTGCTCGCGCAGCAGGCGCTTACCGCTGCGACCGCCGAGGTTGCTGCCGCAGAGACGCTTGCCGCCGCAGCCGCGTCGGAGCTGAGCCTTGCAACCATCGGTCTGTCGGTCAACCAAGCGCTTGCCGCTGCGGCCGCTGAAGGCGATGTTGCTGCGCAGAACATGCTCGCTGCGGCGCTCGCTCGTGTGGATGCAGCGCAGGCCAGCGCAACCCTTGCGTCCGCCAACACCGCTGCCGCCAACCTTGCTCAGGCTGAAGCTGCGACCGCGCTTGCGGGTGCGCAGAACGCCGTTGCGACCAGTGCAGCGGGGACGACCCGTGCGTTCAGCGGGCTGGCGGTTCTGGTCGGATCCCTGCTCGCCATCTTCGGCACGTTCTACGCCATCTACAAGACCACGTCGGACGAGATCCGGGAGAAGGGCGACCCGGCCATGAAGGCCTACGCCAACACCCTCGGGCTCACGGACAAGGAACTGCGCAAGCTGAACGGGTCCACTGTGGATGCGAACGGCAAGCTCAAGGAGCACGACCAGCTTGTCATCACGGCAGGCGATAGCTGGAACGGATTTAAGAGCGCGGTGTCGCAGGGCATCGAAGGAATGGTTGCTGGCTGGGGCGGTCTTACGGATTACTTCAGCGCCGCATGGTCCGCTGTCATTAACTTCCTCTATAACGCCTTCCTCGGTTTCTACGCGGCGGTGCTTACCCTTCTCGAACTGCTCGGTAAGACGTTCGTCAATGTGTTCAAGATCGCTGCCAATGTGGTCATCGGGATCGTGAACGGTGTCACGATGGCAATCGAGTGGGCGGTCAACAAGGCCATCCAGGGAATCAACCTGCTGGCGGATGGAGCGAACACCCTGCTCAGCGGTATCGGCTTCGGGGACGTCATTCCCAAGCTGGACGAGGTCAAGCTGGGCGTCGACAGTATCACGCAGAGCATGTTCCAGCTTGAGAGCATGGACATCGGTGCTACCTTTGCGAACCGGGTCCAGGAGGCGAACAACACGATCCAGGGCTTCAAGCAGGCTTGGGATGAGGCGGCGAACGCTGCGGCCCGTGCGCGCATTGCAGCGCTGGCAGCGTCCATCATTGAGAACCGCAACCCGGCGAAGGGGAAGAAGGCAAAGATTGACCACACCGCAGAGAACCGTGCGCTGGCAATCGGACTGGTGAACCTCAAGCTGGACGACGAGCTGTCCCGCATGAAGCTGCTCAAGGATGCCCGCGAAGTTCAGCAGCGCATGGACACCATCGAGCAGGAGCTCGCTCGGAAGAAGATCACGCTCAACGATGCGGAGCGCGCAAGCATCCTTGCCAAGGTGCAGGCCATCCAGGACTATAAGTATGTCCAGCAGGAGTCGGACCGCATCATGGAGGAGATTAACGGTCCGGCGCGCACCTATGCCGCGACGCAGCAGGCGCTGAACGAACTGCTCGCGCAGGGTGCGATCAGCCAGGAGAACTTCGCGAAGCAGACCGTGCTGGCCGACCGTGCGTTCCAGGCGTCCCAAGACCCGCTGATGCAGATGAAGGAATCGCTCGACGCGTCCATGGTCGCGTCGAAGGCCTACGGGGTTGAGCTGGACAAGGTCAACTATTACGAGCAGATCCGGCAGGCGTTCCTTGCGAAGGGCGTCGTGCTCAGCCAGCAGTATGTGGCAGGGCAGAACGCTGAAGTCGATGCGCTTATCCGCAAGAACGACCAGCTCCGCCAGCAGCAGTATATCCAGTCCCAGCTTGCGGGGGTGCTCAACCCTGTCCTGGATCAGCAGATGCAAATCGACGCGCAGGCGTCCGTCTATGCTGAGCTGGACCGCCTGCGGCAGGACGACCTTATCAAGGAGGACGCCTATCAGCAGGCCAAGGCGGCGCTGTGGGTCAAGTATAACGAAGCGAAGCTCCAGGCGAGCTCGGACTTCTTTGGCGCCCTGGCGGACGTCACGAAGAAGGGCACGGGTGTCGTCGGTGCGATCAGCAAGGCCGCAGCGGTTGCGGAAGCGACGATCCAGGGCTACCTCGCAGTCCAGAAGGCGCTGGCATCCATGCCCCCGCCCTTCAACTACGTCGCAGCGGCAGCGGTTGCCATCAAGACAGGTGCAAACGTGGCGGGCATCCTGTCCACGAATGCGGGTTCGTTCGCTACCGGAGGCCAGTTCATGGTCGAAGGTAAGTCGGGTGTCGACGCCAACAACATCAACATGAACGTGACCCGTGGCGAGCGTGTTACGGTCGAGACCCCTGCCCAGCAGCGCGCGGCGGATAGCCAGGGCAATGGGTCCGGTGAAACCCCGATGGCGAACGTAAAAATTCTTAATAGCTTGGACCCGCGAATTGCGCTAGACGCTGTTGACACCGCAGAGGGTGAGCAGCTGATTGTCAACATCATCACCCGCAACGCCCCAGCGGTCAAGCGCGTGCTAGGATAAACGATATGGCCTTTGAAACCGGAACCGTTACCGACTACCGAGACCTCCTGGACAAGCTCCACACTTTCCTGGATGCCGAGGGTTGGACGACCAATGACTTCAACCTCGCTGGAACGCTGGCGGGTGTGTCGAACTTGAACGTAACGGGTCCGGGGATCGTGGGCGGGCAGAAGCCCAACGTGTCCATCCAGACTGAAGCCAACACCGGCACGAACGCCTACGCCTGGAAGGTGTGCGGCCACCAGACCTATGTGTCGGGTCGGGGGTTCGGGTTGCAGCCGAACAACAGCCCGATCCACTACTTCCTGCTCTGGCCGAACACGATGACATATTGGTTCTACGCCAACGACCGCCGCTTTATCGTGGTGGCGAAGATTGGCGTCTACTATATGTCGATGTATGCAGGGTTCTTCCTGCCGTATGCACTTCCGGACGAATACCCCTACCCCTACTTCATCGGGGCAACGTCCAATCAGCTTCTCGTCTACAACACCCCCGATGCGGGCGTTCGCACCTTCTGCGACCCCGGTCCGGGTGCAGCGTCCTACATGGCGCGTCAGACGCTGGGATGGCAGTCGATTCAGAACGCCAACTTCTCCGCGAACGTGGTGGACAGCTACAGCGGCGCGGGGAACGAAGGTGCGGTCATCTGGCCGAACCGCAACCTCCAGGTCGAGAACGACTTCCAAGCGAGCCGCGAGATTGCATGGTCGTTCTTCCGCCTCATGCGGCCGCTGCTGAACGGGGTCATGCCCATGTATCAACTGCACATCCTGGACGCGGCTAACGAGACGCTGGCAGGGGTGCTTGATGGGGTTCACGTTACCGGCGGGTTCAACCGTGTCCCCGAGCAGATCGTGGAGGTGGACTCGCAGGACTACCGCCTGTTCATCAACGTCAACCGTAACACGCCGAAGCACTACTTCGCGGTGGAGGAAGCATAATGATCGTTCTGAACACCTCCGCAGCGAACTTCAACGCGATGCTTGTCGCGGTGAGGGACTTCCTGGCGGGCAACGGCTGGACTGTGGTCACTGACGGCACGGGCTCCGGTTCGCTGGTCGTGCAGAACTCCAGCGGTCACAAGTATCGCCTGAGCAGCACGACCGCAAACCGGACCGACTTCTACACCGGCGCCTTTGTCGACACGTCGCTGAACGTCGAATGGGACCGGGGGAACAACGGCGGAACGCCCGGGACCTATTCCAGCTCGGGTGACACGAACGACATGACCGGTCCCTTCCCGAACATCTGGCTGTTCACGGACGAAGCTGCGACATTCTGCCACATCGTTGCGCAGACCGCTCCGGTGCGCTACAGCCACACGGGCTTCGGTGAGATCGACAACAAGGGCCTGCACGATTCGCGCGTCGACTTTGCTGCTGGCCTGTTCTGGTATTTCTGGTCCGACCAGGCGAACTATGCCGACACGAACGGCGGGGGCAACCCGTTCAACTATTGTGTCAGCGGCTCGCATCAGATTGACCACACTGACGGGACCGCCTGGATCGGCACGCCCGACGGGTTGCTGGACCCCGCGCTGTTCTTCACCGACGGTCCGACTCACTCACAGCCCTGGAGCACATGCGACCGGGAATACGTCAAGACCACGAACACGGATAACACCGCGCGCTGGGCCGATTACTTCTGCAATGTCACGAACAAGCCCTTTGCCGGCGGCATCATTCTGACCCCGCTCCCCGTGCTGCTCAACCCCGCTTCGCAGGACGTCATGTCCGTCGTGGGTGAGTATCCGGGGATGGCGCTGGTCAACATGCAGGGCCTGTCCCCCGGTCAGACGCTCACGCTGGCGGACGAGGAATGGCTCGTGTTCCCGTGGAAGCAATTCGGCACCGCAGAAGCGATGAAGTATGGTGCCAACCCCCTGCCGCAGCCCAACAGCTGGCGCTATGGCTTCGCGTATAGGTCGAACTGATGGCGACGCAAATCCTGCCCGGAGCCCTTTGGGGACCGTTCCCGGGAGGGGTCACCGAACCTGTCCCCGACGGTTACACCGACGGCACCGCTGTCACCATTGCTGCCGCACCAGCGGGGCCGCTACAGGGGGTTGCGGGTGCGCTCGCTACCCCTGCCGCTACCGCGCTGGCAAACGCGCTTAGCGGGCCCCCTGTGCGGGGGTTCATGGATCTCTTCTACTTCCGTATTTGGGTGATCCCGCATATCTTCGACGCGCAGAACCCGCAACGGAACACCCCGATCCCGTTCAGCATCTGGAACGCATACCTCCAGGAAAACGCGGTCGACAGCATTACGTCGGAGAACTCGCTAGGGCTCACGCTCGACCTCACCGAGGACGACGTTCTGGCTGCTCTTGAAATCCGTGACGTCAACATTACGATCACGGACGACGCGCCCTACAGCATCGACGCGCTGTTCCACTTCGACTTCGCCCTGGGCGGGTCCACGCTGCGCTTCCTTGCGTCGCTGGCGGACATCCTTCCGATTGATGCCAACACCGGCATCCAGGAGAAGTTCGATTGGCTGACTGACATCCTGGATAACTACAACGGCACCGAGCAGCGCATCGCATTGCGCCCGCGCCCCCGCCGGACGTTCACCATGTCGCTGACGCTGCTCGACGACGCGGACCGTAAGGCGCTCTACGACAAGCTCTACAAGACCATCGCGCTCAGCATCATCGTTCCCGCCTACCAGTATCAGACGCAGCTCAAGCAAGACACGGTCATCGGGGACAACAAGATCTATTGCAACCCCGTGCGAGCGGACCTTCGCCAGGGCGAGTCGGTCATTCTGGTGGACAAGGACGGGCTGTTCTTCTACTACCGGATCGAGACGGTCAACGAAGACCATGTGGTCATCAGCACCGCCTTCGCGCAGGTTATCAAGAAGCGCACGACGCGGGTCGTGGGTGGCTTCACTGGTCGCTTGCCGGACCGTAGTTCGCTTGCGATGCAGTCGCGCAGCGGCCAATCGAACCTTACGATCACAATGGTCGATTCGCGGGACCAGATCGCTTATCCGGAATACCCGAACGTCGTCACCCTGCCCTACATGGGTGACTTCCCGATGCTCCTGCGCAACCCGCTTGCGGACAGCGACGCACCCGAGTCGTTCGAAGCGGGTATCGAGGTCATTGACAACCAGACTGGCAAGCCAGCTCAATACACTGCATGGGACCAGCGCTATATCAGCGGTGAGCGGAACTACCTGATCAACTGGATCTTCGACAAGGACGAGATGCAGTTCTGGCGCATCTTCCTGGACTACTGCCGCGGGCAGCAGAAGCCGTTCTACACCCCGACATATCGCCAGGACCTTGTGCCTGCCGAGGGTTACGAACTGCTCCCCGGTCAGATTGAAGTCGTGGGGGCGGAATACGCCTCGCAATACTTCCAGTCGCCGACCTACAAGCACATCGAGATCGAATCGACCGCTGGCACTTTCCAGGTCGAGGTTAGCTCCGTTGAGAACAACGGGTCGAGCACGGTGCTCCACTTTGCTACGCCCATTGACGGCGCATTGACAGGGGCCACCGTGTCGCGTATTAGCTATCTTCTCTTGTGTCGCTTGGGATCGGATAGCGTGCTGTTCACGCATAACGACACCTACTCGACGCTCCAGCTTACGTTGAGGACGATTAAGGAATGAGCGACTTCGATGATCTGGAGCAGAGCACGGCAGCTTCCGCTCCGGTCGAGGGTTACAAGTTCATCGGTTCCTTCAAGACTTACCTCTACACCTCCGCAGACAAGGCGCAGGTCATCAACGGTGAGACCTACCTGCCGATCGCTGTCAAGCGGTCCAACATCAAGGCGGGAACGCAGGAAGACGATAACCTCACCCTCGACCTGGACCTGCCGTTCGACATCGACGTCATCAGGGACTACGCCTATTCGCAGACCCCGCCCAAGCTGACCCTCCAAGTCTACCGCCAGCAGGTGGACGACGAGTTCGCATGGTCGCTCTACTGGACGGGTCTGGTGCGCGGGTTCAACGTGTCGGGGCGCACCGCCAAGGTCCAGGTGCCCAGCATCTTCTCGCTGGCACTGCAAGGCGAGATTCCCAACGTCTACTTCCAGACACCCTGCAATCACGTGCTCTACGACGCGCGGTGCGGGGTGCTGCGCAGCGACCATCGCTTCACCGCTGAAGTGCAGGCAACCGCCAAGACGGAGATCACCCTCACCAGTGAGCCCGCGACCGCGCACATCCTGTCCGCAGGCGAGATCGTTAACACCCGCAACGGGGAGCGCAGGCTCATCCTGGACAACGAGGGAAGCATCGTTAAGATCGGTTATCCGTTCGTGGACTTGCAAGTCGGGGACGACGTAGAGCTCGTCAAAGGATGTGACCACAGCATCGCCGCCTGCAAGGCCAAGTTCGACAACGTCATTAACTTCGGCGGGTTCCCATACATCCCGTCGGACAATCCATTCTCGGGGAGCGTCGGCTAATGTGGTTCCTCGTTGTCCTCTTTGTTGGAGCGCTGGTCGCGTCGCTACTGCTGACGCCCAAGCCCAAGTTTGAGAATGCACGCGCCAGCGGTCTTAACGACCTTCAGTATCCGCGGGCGCAGGAGGGCGCACCCGTCCCGCTCATCCTTGGGCGCGTTAAGATGCCCGGTCCGAATACGACTTGGGTAGGCGACTTCGAAGCGGTTGCAATCAAGAAGAAGCAGAAGACGGGTCTGTTCTCCAGCAAGAAGGTCATTGTCGGATACACCTATTACATCGGTGTCGACTTGGCCCTGGCGCTGGGGCAATGCACGCTCCACAAGATCGTCAACGACAAGACGACCATCTGGGAGGGCACCGCAAGCGCGGACGAGAACACCATCCCCATCAACTTGCCGAACCTGTTCGGTGGCAAGGAGAAGGGTGGCGGTCTTATCGGAACGATGCGCTACTATCGCGGGTCGCAGACGCAGGGCAAGAACGCCTACCTCGCATCGAAGATTGGTGAAGCTGACACCCCCGCCTATCGCGGGTTCGCTCACCTTGTCCTCGAGAAGCTGAACATAGGTGAGAGCAACCAGCTTCGCTCCATGTGGATGGAGATGTCCCAATACACGAACGGGCTTGGCCTGGGCGGTGGGATGCACATGGTCGGGATGGACATGAACCCGATGGAACTGCTCTACCAGGCATTCACCTTGGACTGGGGCGGGTTGGACGTGTCCCCGGACCTGCTCGACCTCCAGTCGCTGCGCGATTGCGCCCAGACCCTGTTCAACGAGGGGAACGGGATGTCGGTGCTCGTGTCAAGCCCGAACGCGGGTAAGGACATCGCTAACGAGGTGCTGCGCCAAGTGGACGGCCTTATGTATCAGAACCCGGTGACGGGCAAGATGGTCATGAAGCTGATTCGTCTGGACTACGAACTGGAAGACTTGCCCATCTTCGATGAGAGCAACGTCATCACCATTCGCAACTTCACGTCCAAGCTGTGGGAGGACACGGTCAATCAGGTGCGCGTCAAGTTCACCGACCGCTCGCAGGACTACAAGGACGGGACCGCGATGGTCCAGGACATGGCGAACATCAATGCGCAGGGGCGCATCCGCAGCATCACGAACGCCTACCCCGCCATTATGTCCAACACCCTGTCGGTCGACGTTGCGACCCGCGACCTGTCGCAGTCCTCGGTCCCCCTGCTCGGTGCCAGCATGGAGCTCAACCGCGAGGGTGCAGCGCTGCGCCCGGGCGACCCGTTCATCTGGTCGTGGGACCCCTACGGCATCGAGATGGTCGTCATGCGGGTCAAGACGTTCGACCTCGGTGCGCTCAACGACAACCGCATTGTTATCGAGTGCAACCAAGACGAGTTCGCGATCGACCAGACGGTGTTCACCAGCCCCGGCGGTGCGGGCTCGGGGGTTGTGGTGCCGAATGACCCCGCTGTGGCGTCCCCTGCTAGGCTGGTGCGCGAGGGTGCATACTTCTTCGCAGCGAGCGCGGGTGTTCCGCTGTCCCCGAACCAGACGGTTATCATTGTGTCGGCGGTGGCGCCAACGGGGTCCGAGATCTTCGACGTGTGGACATCCAACAATGGCGGGTCCAGCTACGGCTCGTCCGAGGAGGGAATCGTCTACACCGCCAACGCGCGTCTCACTGGAGCGATCACCGCGTCCGCAGGGTTCACGACCGGCATCCTGCCCACTGTGGTCATTGGCTCACTGACGGAAGAGATTAGCGCGGTCACCGCGGACGAGATCCTGGAGGGTGCGGGCCTGTTCTACATTGGGCAGGAACTGTTCGCGCATACCGGCGTCACGGACAACGGGGACGGGACGTTCACGCTCATTAACGTCCGACGCGCGCTGCTCGACACCGTGCCCACCGCGCACGCGATCAACGACCGTGTCTGGTTCATCGAAGGTGACAACGTCATTGACGATGCAATGGGTGGCGGTGATACGGTTCGGGTGAAGGTGACCCCGCAGACGTTCCGGGATCAGATGGATCTGGCGGACGCACCCTACGACTCGGTCGTGCTCAACTACCGTGCGCAGCGCCCGCTCCGTCCCGCCAATGTCAAGTTCAACGGGGGTGTCGCGTTTACGCAACCCGCCGACGCCGCAGGGTCGCAGACCATCACGTGGGCGAACAGGTCGCGTCTGGCAGTTGCGATCCGTAGCATTGTAGACGCCACCAGCGAGTTCGAGCCTGGGCAGCAGACCATCATTCGGGTTCGCTTCAATGGCGGTGGATGGGTTGCAACGTCCTATGGGCCCGGAGTAACCACAGCGACCATCGCAGCGCCGACCGCCAATCCGGGCGACGTTATCGAGTGGGAGATCTATTCGACCTGCAATGGGTTGGACAGCTATTCACGCTGGAGCTTTGCAGCTACGGTCGGTGGCGGTGGAACGAACACCGGCGGAGGTAGCAGCACCGAGACGGGTGGCACCCCGCCCCCGGACACGACCCCGCCCTACGAAGCTCCGCCCCCAGCTACGACGCAGACGCTTATCGCTACCGAGGCGCTGGCAGCGAACAACATCGTTAACGTCTACAACAGCTCGGGCGCCAAGGTGCGCAAGGCTAACGCCACTGACGGGACAAAGCCTGCGCACGGTTACGTGAAGGCAGCGGTCGTTAGCGGGGATCCCGCTATCGTTTACTTCGATGGCGAGAACGATGCAATGGCCGGTCTGACCCCCGGCACTTACTTCCTGTCCACCACGGCTGGCGCTATCCAAAGCACTGCTCCGTCGGGTGACGGGAACATCGCACAGAAGGTCGGCGTCGCAACCGCTTCCGGGTCGTTCGTGTTTGAACCCGGTGAGCCCATTGGATTGGTCGTTGCTCCATGACGAGTCGTCGCCCCCTAGTCGTTATTGGCGGCCGCATCCAGGAACTCCCTATCGGGGACGACGTTGCAGCGGTCGTTAACGATCCCGAGTTCGTGCGTGACACGATCTGGGCTGCACTGCGCAACGGGACGAACATCTCGATTACGCAGAACGACGGCGCGGATACGATCACCATCTCGTGTAGCGTGGACGCGGAATACATCCGCGACGTGATTGGCGCGGCGCTGGTGCAGGGCACGGGGACAACCCTGTCCATCAACGATGCGCTGGACCAGATCACCATTGCGGTGGACCCCGAGTTCATTCGCGATACGATTGGCACCGCGCTATCCGGAACGACTGGCGTCACTGTCACAATCAACGACGTCGGCGATACCATCCAGATTGCAGGTGACCCCGAATACATTCGCGACCTTGTCGGAACGACGCTGGTGGCCGGGACGGGTGTGGTCATCAGCATTGACGATGCTGGTAACACGATCACCATCTCGGCGGACGGGTCCACCACCATCCCGTTCATCTACGTCCCGGCAGTGTTCTATCCGGGCACGCTGAAGACCGCTAACGTGATCATGCTGCGCCATGCTATCGTATCGACTTGTATCCTGCCGGCGAATTGCGCGGGGTCGCAAGGGGGTGGCGAAGTGAATGCGACCGCAACCGCCGTCTACAAGATTCAACGCTCGCTTGCAGCGTCCCCGGACAGCTTTACTGACGTCGGTGCTATCAGCTACGCCAGCGGAACACACATCCCAACATTCAGCACCGCAGGCGGGGTTGACATCAACTTTGCAATCGGGGATACTATGCGCATCGTTAGCCCGGATGCGCCCGACACGACTCTATCCGATACTAACTTCACCCTTCTGCTCAACCGGAGCGCATAGATATGACCGTCCAGCTTTTCCAGTCCACAGACGCTTCAGCGCCGGTCCTCACCGGGCAGAACGGTTCGCTTGTCGCTCTGCTCGACGCCTGCTTGGTGAACGGCTACGGTGCGAAGTCCGCTGCGGGCTGGTCCATCGCTTATACAGCGACGAACAAGCGCGCCTACAAGCAGGCTACCGGAGGGAACAACGCCACGGGCCTGTTCATGTATATCGACGACGGCGGTCCGGGCGGTGCAGCAGGGCGCGAAGCGCGCGTCTGCGGGTTCGAAACGATGTCCGCTATCACCCCGGTCGGCACGGGGCAGTTTCCGAACAGCACTCAGTCCGCTATTGGTGCGGGTTACTTGTGCATCCGCAAGTCCAACACGAACGACGCCACCGCCCGCAAGTGGTATGTCGTCGCTGATCAGTGGACCGTCTATCTGTTTGTTGAGCAGGGTGACAACGGTCCCCCGAACCTTTGCGGTGCGGGCTTCATGTTCGGGGACTTCGAGTCCTACAAAACCGGCGATGCGTATGCGGTGATGATTATCGCTCGCACGAACGAAAACACGACCGATCCCAGGCATGACCACATTAGCATCGTTCCTGGCGCTGCCAGCTACGGATACAACAATAACATGCCCGGTCACTTTATGGCCCGTCACTGGAACCAGGCGAACGCATCCGTTCGGGCGGGAAAGTTCTGGGATTCGTCACGCCTCATGGGATCCACCATCTGGCCAGGCGACAATGGCACTCAGCAGGCGGAAGGTTATGCGGGTCCGGGGTTCTGCAACGATTCGCAGCGCGCACCCTACCCGAACCCCGTCGACGGTGCGATGTGGGTGGCGCCCTTCTACGTCAACCAGAACGGGATCCGAGGATACCTCAAGGGTCTGTGGGCGCCACAGCATCAGCAACCGCTGAATCCCGGTGACACCTTTACGGTTGGCGCGGGTGAGCTGGCGGGCAAGAGCTTTGTTGCGGTTCATGGGACCATGGGCATCCCCGGCGGTCCCCAGCCCAGGGCATCGCAGTTCTTCCTCGAGTTCTCGGATACCTGGCCATGAGCTTTGACGCCTTCCTCGACAATATGAGGTCGTCGTCCACAACGGACCCCGACCGCCCAAAGCTGACAGGTGGCCGAACGGGTGAGAACCCGAACGTCGTCCAGAGCAAGGCTGGGATCAACACGCTCACGGTGACGCTGCCCGGTGCGCCTACAGCGGGGAACCTGCTCGTGGCCATCGGCACGCACTGGAACAACGGTGCGGGCGCAATCAACGGCTATACGATGCACACCATGATCAACGGCGTCACGAACGCCGGTATCATGGTCGCGACAAAGTTCGCGGGCGCGAGCGAGAGTGCAACGCAGAACCCGTTCAGCGTTGGCGCGGCATCGAATATGATCGCGGTGTTCGAGGTCTCTGGAGCGCAAGCGGTCACAGAGGTCAACTACATTAAGGAGGTGGCAACTAACCCCGCCACCGTTACCGGCATCGCTTCCGAAACCGACCTTATCGTTGGCATGTTCGCTCAGCAGGTTGCAAACGATCCCTTCTCCCTGTCAGGCGACACGTCAACCGCAATCGAGAACATTACGGGGACGTCCGGTGCTGACAGCCCGCATAGGCTTCAGACCTTCTCCTACGACCCGTCCAGCTATGCTCTGTCCGAAACGGCAACGCTGACGGCGGGTTCGAGCGCGCGCATGGCAGCGCTCCTAGTGGCGGTCAGCTCGCAGCCGTTTAATCGAGGTCGCCTTGTTATCGGTCGGTTCGCGTCGTCCGTAGCAATGGCACCGCGGAAGCCGGTTGGCAACTTCTACTTCGAAGCTGAGTGCAAGACGCTGGCGGGCACCCCCGGAGTCGGGATCTGCGACACGGGTTACGGGCACGCATGGCAAGCGCTGGGGCAGGGGACGTTGAACGTCGTCTACAACAGCAACGGTCAGGTCCGGTTCAATAACACGACCTTGGCGACCATTGCAGCCTGGGCGGCGGGTGACCGAATCGGCGTAGCGGTGGACGTCCCGAACGAACTTATCTGGTTCCGCGTCAACAACGGTAGCTGGAATAACGATGGGACAGCGAACCCCGTCACGGGTGTGAATGGCATCAGCTTCGCTGCAATGACCGGGCTCGCCATTGTCCCCGCGCTCAGCTTCTCCGTCATCGGAACGACGTTCGACACGAACTTCTATGCAGCTGACTTCGTGGACACTGCGCCGACCGGCTTCAACTCCGCGGCGGATGTTGTGGTCAACTTCGCAATCCAAGCGTCGGACCCGACCAGCCCACAGCGTGGCATCTCCACCACAATGGAGAACGACGACATCATCTACATGGTGCCTGACCTTGCATACGGTCTGCGCCCGACGGTCCCTGCTGGCCCGGTAAAGGTGCTGGCGGGCGAGGTTCGGGAAAATGACATCGGGGTCGAGGGGCGGCTGGTCCGCGTCTACAACAAAGCGACCGGGGACCTCATTGGCGAGTTCCGCACCGCACCCGACGGCAGCTTTATCATTCCGGTCCAGGACGGTGCAGCGCCCCACTACGTTGTCGCATTCGATGACGAGGCAGGGGACGACTACAACGCCAAGATCTACGACAACGTGTTGCCAGGCTGATGGCTTACACCCCGCCCGTCACCCCGGACATCATCTTCAACTTCGTCACGCCGGAGTATGTTCCGCCTGTGACGCCCGACATTATCTTCGAAATGACGACCGAAGATGACGGGGCTGGCACCGGCAACGACCCCCGCCGCGTGCAGATCTTTGTGATCACCTAAAAGAACACCCGTGCGCCGGGGTAGCAGCAGCGAAACGGGGTGCGCCGCCCCTTGGGTAGCGCACCCCGCTTGCCGGTGCTGTAGCCGCCTTAAAACGGCCCGGCTTATGCAGCTTCAGCCGGAAGTGCGCCAATGTCGCGCAGCATCCTAACAGCTTCGTTAATATACCAGTCGTGATCCACGTCGGATGGGACCGCGTTATCGTTCGCGAACACCATCATCGGCTTGGCACCGTCCGACCGGGGCACCTTGTTCCCGCTCAGCGCGTAGACCAGCTCACCCGGCACGTCCTTGGCGTAATACCAGCGCACCGTCTTGCCAACGAACTCCGTCTCACCGGGGACCGCTAGGATCTGCTTCGCCTTCTCGTATGCTCGCTCGGTGCTGATAGCGTAGCGACCGACGTTGTCGTAGCTACCCTTCTCGACCCAAGTATTCTCAGCGAACGGGGTGTAGCCTGCACGGTCGATAAGCTCCTCCATGCTGGAGTGCTCTGGAACCGTGCTGCTCCACACCTTCACCGCGCCACCCTTCACCGACCGCACCGTGACAAACTTGCGGATGTCCGTCTCGTTCCGAATAGTGTGGTCAATCGGGATGCCCTTGATCAGCAGCGCCTCGACCGCTTCCACGCAGACCGTTGTCGTCGGGTTCTTGTGGAGACGCATGGCGAGGTTCTTCGGATCGTTCCAGGGGTTGGCATATGCGCCCTTGGACTTAATACCGTCGGGGATCTCCAGCCACTTGTTCGTTGCCTTGTCGAACTTCTGCTTGACTGCGATGTAGTTGTTAACGTCCCGCGAGTAGAGCGACAGGTAGCGGGTCTCTTCGGTCTTGTATTGCGTGATCCGCTCCCACTCCGCAACGACAGCGTCAAGGATGTGAACACCGTTCCGCGGGCACTTAATAACGATGCCGTCGGTGTTGGCGCTGACCACATGGATGCCAGCCATTTCCAGCATCTCGATCAGTAGCAGGATGCTCAGCTGACCCGTCAGCGTTGTCTGCGTCAGGAAGTTAGGTGCGTAGAGGATGCTATACTTGGACCCGAACTTACCGAACGACCCGTTGATGACAATCTTGAGCGAGTCCGCAACCGGCTTGTTCCCGTTCGCCTTCGCCTCCAGTCGCCGGTCAACGATGGTGCGATACACTTGCAGGAACACCGGCCCCAAGTGCTCCGGATACATGCCTTGGTTCAGAATGATACGGGGGTAGAAGGACTCGACGTCCTTATCGATCATAATGTAGTTCTCGTTGGTATGGTGCGCCACGGTGCTTTCCGTGGAGTGCAACCCGCCGATCCCCATCGTATAGGTCGTTCCGTTGATGTCCAGCTTGAGGTCCTTAATCTCCTCAGGCATAGCGATGGAGCCGGTGTAGTCAACGACGAACTTGGCGCGCGCCACAACCTCCAGCGCCCACTTCATCAGCGGGGACTTAAACTGCATCCAAGGCGGAACTTGGTAGCGGAACATCGTCCCGACCTCGATCTCCGGTCGCTTGGGCTTAATGCCAGTGCGACGGTGCAGCTCCGCGGACATAACCGCTTCAGCGATCTGTGCGTCGGACTTGCTGCGGAGGTCAACCTTGTATTCGTTCGACAGCGTATAGCGCAACTCGATCTGCTCTTTGAGCGTCTCGCGGAGGTGCGCGGTGTTGTGCGTGTCGTTGACGCAATACCAGCGCACGATGGCAATCTGGTTCGCGGACAGGATGGTGGACGGGTGGAAGGGGAGGTCCTGCATCTTACGCGAGTGCATCCTCCCCGCGTAACCCTTCAGCGATGCGAACAGTGGTGCCACTTCGATAAGATCGATATGGTCGCACTTAATCGACTTCGCTTTGTTCTTGCGCCTCACGTCGCTGCCGCGCTGCTCTTCCTGAATGATTTGGTCCGACGCTTGCTTCAGCTTGAGCAGGGACATCCCGCTAAGCGCCATCTCGATCATAGGGATGTCGTAGTTAATCCCGTTGAACGTGACGCAAGTGTAATTCTCCATCATCCACTGGAGCTTGCGCCTGTCCATCGGCGGGCCACCCTCCCATTCCTCGACCAGCGCAATCTTGCCGGTGACGAGGTTTGTCCAGATGACAAGGAAGTAGTTCCCATAACACTCGACGTCCGTGATCATTTCCTGCCGCTGCTGGCGCGCAATAGCGAGCTCTTCCAGCGACATGAATTCGACGGGGAATGCGAGTGCCTCCGCTAGACCCGGGAGGTAGGTGGGCTCGAGCCACGTGGGCTTCGGCGGGGTCCGTTTGACCTGTTCTTTCTTGGGTGCTTTGGGAGGCGGTGTGTCATCCCAAAAGAACCCGACTGCATCGTTGCGTGCCATATCTTACTCCGGAGGCAATATAGCGTGCCGTGGCGCTGAGAGGTTGGAGCTTATCGGTTATTCGGTGTGCGTCGTGTTCCCTTGCGCGTCTCCTTGATTGCACCGTTGCAGGTCGGGCAACCCTTGTGGTCACCCTTTCCGGAACGGTAGAGGTTGCCGCAAGTCATGCACTTGATCTTGCGTCCGGAAGTCTTTGTCATGTTACACGTTCTCCTTCAGCCATGCGCTGCTCCACGGACTTGCCGCTGGCGCTAAACGCTTGCCCTTCGAAGTGACTGCGCATTCCCACGATCGCTCCGCGCAGACGCTGCCCGAAGAACAGCGCTGGCTCGGGGTATAGGGTAAAGTCCGCGTGAGTCACCACACCCTCCAGCAGCGCGAACATCGCAATGTTATAGCAGCCCTGGAACTCCAACCCGTCGACCTCTACGCTGCCACCCTGCTCCTCTTCCATGTGGGTCGTGAGCAGCCCGTAGTTGATATAGATCCGCTTGCTGCCGTCGCTGAGTCGCTCCAGCTTGTTAATGGCGTCGAACAGCCTGTCAGGCAAGCGCACGGGTTCGTTATGCCGGTTGAGGATCTTCTCGATCATCTCGAAGGGCCACTCCACGCCCAGCAGCTGGCTACGGATCCAGCGACCGTCAGCGTAGTGGAACGTGATGCTATTGCCCGCCAGCTGGGCATGGGTTGGAGCCTCGTCTACCCGAAGCATTTCCTTGATGCACGCCCGGGGGACGTTAATCTGGCGCGGGAATGGGGTGCCCAGCCAATACTCAACGAAGCACGAGTTGTTCGTCGCGTAGGCGGATTGACCGTTGAGCAGCACGCCGTTAGTCCAGGGGCGCGACGCATCGTTACCGATGAAAGCGTAGAGCACCTTGAGCGCTGCGAGCAGCGACTCCCCATCGAATGCGAGGGGTTCACCCTCGGGCATGGGGTGGAATCCGGTGTCCTCGGTGTTCTCGACGAACGCACGGAACTTGCCGCTCTGCACCCTCAGCTTCTTGGCCGGGGTCATGGACAGGGTGATAACGTCCTCGCACTGCCCGATCGCCTTCACAAGCTGGTCCGCCTTGGGGCAACAGTCAATGTCGAAGGGAAGTGGGCTGCTGATAGCGAGCGTGCCGTTATAGCTACGGACGTGACCGCCCTGGATCTGGAAGTGCGTCATGGCCGGGAGCAAGTCCTTCTTGCCAACCGCGCCCATAACGAACTTGAGTTCCTTCAGCATTCGTGCGCTCCATACTTATCAACTAGCTTCTTGGTGACGGGTGACTTCCACGTCTTACCATAGCGCTCGATGAAGATTGCTACCTGCATTCTACGGTGAAACCAGCTATGTCGCAAGCTCGTTTTGCAGCAATAGAGGAGGGTGTTCCGTTTGAGACGTTTGGCATCGGGTCTCACGCGAACAGGTCCGCCACGCTTTCACGGAACTGCGCATTGCCGCTGGCATTCATCATAGTGTTGATCACTCCAAACGCCCACAGGTTGAACGCAGCGCGGGACTCGTAGATCTGCGATAGGCGCTCGTAGGTGAACCCGTTCTGCTCAAGGAACTTGAACACATGGTCCACCTCGATAGGGGATAGCGTCGTGGCGTGCATCCCCGCGTCGTGCCGTGAGGGGGACTTCTCCGACACCGACATGGGCCAGGCAGGGTTGGACTTGCTGATCCCTGGCATGACAACCGACCCGAACGCTGCGGACTGAATCCACGACGAGGAGTCGCAGCTATACCACGGATAGCGCTCCATCAGCGGAACGCTGGT